GGCTTCACCGGTGATACCCCCATATGAAACCATCATACAGAACCATCATAAAAACCTTTGTTCCTGATCTACCAGTCGAGCCAGCCAATGACAGAACAGCCAGCAAACGGAACCAAGAATGACAGCGAAGCACCGGCACATGTTGTGGTCCCGGTCAAAGCTGTTCGCTCAGCGTTCGACCAACAGCAGGGGAAGAAACCGATGCCAGAGCCCGCAACATTGATCCCCGAATCCAGCACGGGGTCGGAGGTATCCCATGCGGTGGCCCGCGATCAGCTTCGTTCCATCGTCGAGCGCATCGAGCGGCTTGAGGAGGAAAAGAAAACCATCGCTGACGACATCAAGGACATTTACGGCGAGGCAAAGTCGAACGGCTACGATGTGAAGGTACTGCGCAAGCTGATCGCGATCCGGAAGCAGGACCAGAACGATCGGCTCGAACAGGAGGCCATTCTCGACACCTACCTGCATGCGCTGGGGATGGCGCCGGAACCCGATGCCTGACAGACCGCCCGACATATTGGAGCCGGATCCTCAATTTGATCGACCGATCGAGGCGTGGAAGCGGGCGCACCCGTCTCACGAGGCGGCGCTCGGCCACCTGCTCGCGGCGATCATCCGTCAGCAGATAGCGCGCGACGGCAGAGTGCATGTCTCGGAACAGCTTTACAGGCTGGCCGACCAGGCAGCAGGACTTGACGCCTTGTCCATGCCGCAGCCGATGAAACCGTCGCGCAATCGTGGTAGGTTTAACTTCCTATGGGCGAACGGACGCCCATGGTTTTTCGCAACGCTGGTGCTGGCGGCGATCATCGTCGTGAACACCTTCGTCAACATGGCAGGATGAATATGGCCAAGAAGAAGCCAAAGCGCAAAATCCTGTCTCTCATCGTCCCGACAGAACTTCACGAAAAACTTTCCGCCATCGCGCGGGAGGCCGGGAAGGACGTGGAACACATCGCCGAAAGCATGCTTGCGGCGATTGTCGAGGATGATGAGGCGGCGCATGGGCAAAGCGGATAGCGGCCTTACCGACCGCGAGGAACTGTTCTGTCACGAATTCCTGATTGACCTGAACGCGTCGAAGGCTGCCGCCCGCGCAGGTTACTCGGAAACCTATTCGCGCCAGCAGGGCCACCGGCTCATGGCCAAGAGGAAGATCGCCGACAGGGTGGCCGCGCTGCAGGCAGAGCGCCTGGCGCGCGTGGATCAAACCGCCGATTCTGTGTTGCAGCGGCTGACCCGAGAAGCCAATGCCGACATCAGCGAACTCTACGATGACGACATGCGGCTCAAGCCGGTCCACGAATGGCCACCACTCTGGCGGCGCGGCCTGGTGGCCGAGGTGACCACCGAGGAACTGTTTCAGGGCCGGGGTGAAGACCGCGAGTTGATCGGCTACACGAAGCGCGTCAGGCTTGCCGATCGCCACGCCAAGGTGATTTCGATCGGCAAGCACCGCGACATCGGCGCGTTCAGCGACAAGCGGCGCGGCGAGGACCAGGCCACCGAATCGCCCGCCGAGGAATTCATGCGGATGTTCGGCAACTCGGGCGGTATCCGTCCTGCTGCCGCTGGTGAAAAAGCGTGAGCGCGTTCGCAGCCCTGCCGCCTGAGTTCCAGGCCAACTTGAAAAATCCGCATTGGCGGCTGCGCAACCTCTACCGTGTGCGCAACAAGGAGGGCGAGGACGTTCAGTTCAAGCCTTGGCCAGAGCAGGAGCGGTTCCTCGACCAGCTGCATTACCGCAACATCGTGCCCAAGGCCCGGCAGCGCGGCATATCCACACTGGTGCAGCTTTTGTTTCTCGACACGGCGTTGTTCACGCAGAACTGGGCGGTCGGCGTCATCGCCCAGGATGATGACACGGCAAAGGAGATCTTTCGCGACAAGATCATGTTTGCCTATGACCGGTTGCCGCAGATGATCCGCGATGCGCTGCCGACCAAGAAACGCACCCAGTCCGAAGTCATCTTTACCAACAACTCGTCGCTGGTCTGCGATGTGTCGGTTCGCGGCACCACCAAACAGTGCCTGCATGTCTCCGAGCTTGGCATCATCGCCAAGACCGACCCGGAACGGGCCTATGAAATCCAGACCGGCTCGCTGCCGGCCGTCGACAAGACCGGCATCGTGGTGATCGAAAGCACGGTCGAAAGCCCCTTCGACATGTTCTCGCAGATGTGCAAGATCGCCCGGCGCAAGATGCTCGCCGGCGAACCGCTCACCGCACTCGATTACAAACTGTTTTTCACATCATGGTGGGACGCGGACGAATACACGCTGGATCCCGATATCGTCACGGTCCCGCGCGAGGACGATCTGTATTTCGATCGGATGGAGCTCGAAATCGGCCAGCCGATCAGCCCCGGCCATCGCGCATGGTGGGTAACAAAGCGCGATGCGGAGTTCGCGGGCGATTCGGCCAAGATGTTCTCCCAGTATCCGACCACGCTCGACGAGGCGTTCAAGGTCAACACCGATGGCCTGTGGCTGTCCAAGCATCTGGAAGCGGCGCGCGCCCAGGGGCGGGTCACGGACCTGCCGATCCGCACGGACACACCCATCATGTCGGTCTGGGATATCGGCGTGGGGGATGATGTCGCTGTCTGGTTCTTCCAGCTCAACGGCCCGTGGGCGGATTTCATCGGTTTCTACGAGTGCAATGGCGAGGCCTATTCCTACTACACCAAGGAAATCCGCGAGATGTTCCCGAACTGCACCTTCGGGAGGGTGTTCCTGCCTCACGATGGCGCACATCGGCACCCTGGAACGGAACGTGTGAAAACGGTTGCTGACATGATGGAAGAACTCGGGTGGCGGGATATCGACATTGTGGAGCGCACTCCGCTGCAGGAAGTCGGTATCAACCAGCTGCGCGAGGCATTCCCGACATTCCGCTTTGACCGGACTCGATGCGCAGTTGGACTCGAGCATCTTGAGGGCTTTGCCAAGCCCTGGAACAACCGGCTGGGCATGTTCATGCCGCAAATCCACAAGAACGGCCACCAGCATGCCGCCGACGCCATCCGCCAATGGGCGCAGATCCGGCACGATTACACAGCAAACCGCCAGCGATCGCGCCCAAGGCGATCAGGCGCCAGAAGATCAGGGAGAGTGGCATGACAACAATAGCCTACAAGGACGGCGTAATGGCCGCCGACAGCCTGTCCACCTGCAACGGGATCAGAAACGGGACGTTTCCCAAGGTCCATGCGTATAAGATTCTTACGGGCGGGTATTGCCTCATCGGGTTTTGCGGCGAACCGGCGCATATCACAAAGGCCATCGCCGCGATCGTGGACAAGAACCAAGATCCTCGCCCGTCTGACTCATGGCCAGAGGGGGACTATATGGCGCTGATTGTGATCCAGCACGACGTGGCCTCTGAATGCCCCCCGGACATCTATGTGTTCGAAGGCCAGGGCGCGCCCTTCCAGTTGACCACTCCGTATCAGGCTATTGGCTCCGGGTCTGAGATTGCAACGGGTGCGATGGCCGTCGGCGCGACTGCACTGCAGGCGGTCAAGACCGCGATCGAACTCGACATCAATTCAGGCGGGCCGTCCGTCGCCAAGACCTTCGAAGACCTCTGATCCTCAACGACTGCCCCCGCTAACAACAGAAGGAACACAAACACAAACCCAGGAGGTTCCCATGGAACTCCAAGCAAATCTCGACCTGTCCGAATTCCACTTCAAGCGCGAGGTGCTGATGGGCGGGATCCTGTCGGCCTACGGCACCTGGTGGCACGATGAGGGCAAGCACGAGCCCTGCCTCGTCATTTTGCGCGCCGGCGAGGAAGGCAGCCCCTACACGGTGCCCTGCGTGGTACTGCTCAAGGATGCATGGAAATGGTCGGAAGAAGCGGGGATGCCCGGTTACGGCCACAAATGGGCAACGCGCTTTGCCGCTACATTGCGGTTTAACGAAAATGACCTTAAAACTGTGTTCGGCGTCCTGTCGATTGTACGCGACCAGCTCGGCGATCTGATTTCCATTCCCCCGTATCGCCGCCTGAAAGATCTTGATCCGGTGTCAGCTGATGTGACCATCCGCGACCGGGACACCAATCGATCCAGGCAGATCGAGATACGGGGGACCGATGTATGAGCAGGACATAACGGAGCGGTCGGCTGAAAAGCCGCTCGCCCCGCGGGCGAAACAGCCAAAGCCGGCTCAGCCACAGCTGAAGACACAAGCGAGCCCCGTTCAGTTCAAGCACAAGTCCATCGAGGCGCGGCGGCTGCATTCGCTGCTGATGGGCTACTGGCAACTCGAGCTCGACCGCCAGGCCGACAACCGCCGCGAAATGGAGCTCGACGAGGAATTTTACGACAACCACCAATGGCGAGAGGAAGACGCCGGCGTTCTTGATGAACGCGGGCAGATGCCGCTGGCCTACAATGTCATCGCCACTACGGTGGACTGGATCTGCGGCACGGAGAAGCGCGGGCGCACGGACCAGCGCATTCTCCCCCGCCGCAAGGCTGACGGCAAGACCGCCGAGCGCAAGAGCCAGTTGTTCAAATACCTGGCTGACGTGAACAGAACCCAGTTCAATGTGTCCCGCGCTTTCGAGGACGCGATCAAGGTCGGCGTTGGCTGGGTGGACGATGGTGTTGACCTCGAGTCCGATGGAGAGGAAATCTTTTCGCGCTATGAAAGCTGGCGCAACGTGTTGTGGGACTCGACGGCCATCGCGCCTGATCTGGAAGATGCGCGCTACATCATGCGGTCGCGATGGGTCGATCTCGACATGGCGCTGTCGCTTTTCCCGAAGGAAAAGGAGGCCTTGATGCGCGCGGCCGGTCTGCCGCAAGTGCAGATGAACGTCAATTCCGATGATGTCATGGACCGGACCGAAGACCAGTTCCAGCACGAGCCCCTGACATCGATCTACACCGCAAAGCGCGAACGTCTGCAGATCATCGAATGCTGGTTCAAGCGGCCTACCCTGACCGAGCGGTTCCTCGACGGCCCGTTCAAGGGCGAGTACTTCGATCCGTCCTCACGCGGCCATGTGCAGGCCCAGGCCGATGGCGCCAGGCTCAAGGCCAAGGTGACGATGCGCATGCATGTGGCGCTGATGACGGAGCATGATTTCCTCTGGCTGTCGATATCACCCTACCGGCACAACCGCTTCCCGCTCACCCCGGTCTGGGGACATATGCGCGGCAAAACGCGGCTGCCCTACGGCGTCATTCGCCGCCTGCGCGATATCCAGGAGGATATCAACAAGCGCGCATCCAAGGCGCTGCACATCCTGTCGACCAACCGCGTCATCATGGACGAGGGCGCGCTGGGCGATGACATGGACATCGACGAGTTTCTGGACGAGGTGTCGCGGCCAGACGCGGTGATCACCAAGAAGGCCGGCAAGGAGCTTACGATCAACAACGATCGGGATCTCAGCCAGTATCAGCTTGAACTGATGTCGCGCGGCATCTCGATGATCCAGTCCGCATCCGGCGTCACCGACGAGAACCTTGGCCGGCGCACCAACGCCACCTCCGGCATCGCCATCCAGGCGCGTCAGGACCAGGGTGCGCTGGCAACGGCCAAGTATTTCGACAACCTCGCCTATTTCCAGCAGGTGCGCGGCGAAAAGGTGCTGTCGCTGATCGAGCAATACATGGACGCGGAAAAGGAGTTCCGCATCACCAACGAGCGCGGAACGCCGCAATACATCGCCGTCAACGACAACGACCCGGACAACGATATTGTCCGCTCCAAGGCCGATTTCATCATCATCGACGAGGATTTCCATGCCTCGACCCGGCAGGCGGCAGCGGCCCATCTGATGGAGCTGATCAAGACACTGCCGCCACAGATTGCGCTGACCATGCTTGACCTCGTTGTCGACAACCTCGACGTCAAGAACCGCGAGGAAATCGTCAAGCGCATCCGGCAGGCCACCGGCCAGCGTGATCCCGACAGCGAAGAAATCACGCCCGAGGAAGAGAAGGCCATGCAGGCTGCATCCCAGCAGCAAGCGCTGCAGATGGCCGCGCAGCAGGCCGAGGTGCAGAAGAAGGCTGCAGACGCAGCCCTGCAGATCGCCAAGGCGCGGTCTGAACTGGCCAAGACCACCGGCGCGAATGTCGAGGCAATCCAGAAGGCGCTGGAAGCAGCGCAACTCTCACTCCTCAACCCGGCAGCCAGCGACGTGGCAGATTACGTCCTGACCGAAGCCGGCTTCAAATCCGCAGCGGATCTTGCGCGCGAATCCGCCGCGGCAATGGCTCCCCCAGGTGCGCCGCAACCCGGTGGAGAACCACCGGCCAACACAAACCCCGTTCCCGAACCGGAGCGTCAACAAGTTGCTTGATGACCATGGAGCCCAGACATGCCCAACGTACCACCGCCAAAACCCGTCTTCATTGAAGGCGAGGAAGTCGATCCGTCTCTGCTGACCCCGGAAGAACGGGCAGGCTTTGACGAATTTGACGATTTCGACCCCGATGCCGAGATTCCGGCGACGGATGAAGACGATACCAAAGGCGATTCAGGATCCGACGACGAACTTGAAGCCGATCCCGACGCCGGCGACGATGCCGCCGCCGCCGCTGCCGATGACCATGATGATGACGATGATGCTAAAGCCGCTGATCAGGATCTGCCGGCAGATGACGACGATCAGGGCGGGCAGGATGGTGGCGCCGACGCGGACGATGGCCAGGATGCGCGCACGACCGTCTTCCGCATCAATGATATCCCGCCAGAAACGCCGCCTGAAACCAACCAGGCCCGGCTTGATGAAATCGCAGGTGAGATCTCGAAAATCGAAGCAGATTTCGAAGACGGCGGGATGACAACGGCCGAATTTCGCAAGCAGGTCTCGACGCTCGAACGTGAGGCGGGCAAGATCGAGGCAGCTGACGAGGCGAAACTATCGGCCTATCAGGAGCGGGTCGACAGCTTCAACGCTGCGGTGGATCAGTGGAAAAAGGACTGTGCTGCCTTTTACAAGGCCCACCCTGAATACAAGCAAGACGCGCTGGCCAACCGGGATCTGAACGACCTCGTGCGCAGCCTGCAGGGCTCCACCAGAGGCCACATTTACGATCCCGCGCTGATCGAACAGGCCCATGAAATCCTGCAGGGGCGTGGTGGTTCGCGCCCGGCAGCGCAGGAGAACAAGCGCGACAAGCCTGCCCGCGAAAGGGCACGCACAGCCCCGCGCAACAACCCGCCCAACCTGGGCGGGCTGCCGGTGGCCGAGGCCGGCGATGTGACAGAGGGCGAGTTCTCGCGCCTGGACGCAATGCTCGAGGCGGGCAAGACGGCTGACTACGAAGCAGCGCTAGCCCAGATGACGGACGCGCAGCGCGCACGGTACGAGGCTCAAGGATAGCAATGCCGCTTGTGCTGACGGTGCGGGTGGGCCAGGCGGTGCAGATCGCCGATGGCACCTTCATCCGCATCGAGGAAAAGAAGCGGACCGGAACGGAGCGGGGAACGGGATCGGCCGTCAAGATGACGATCTTCTCGGACCTCAAGCCGATACACCTGGTCAAGGATGGCATTCCCCCGCCCGGGATCAACGCCGCCCCGCCGCTGCGCAAACCAGGCCGGATCCTGCGACCGAAAGATTGATATAAGCAATCATTAACCGATAACTGAGAGCCGCGATGCAGACTGCATTGCGGCTTTTTTTATTCTGTGAGATATTCAAAATGCAATCATTAAGGAAGTGGAGCCCCCAGTGAGCATAGCAAAGCAAATTGCCGAAGACACATTCAGCCATCCGTGTGGCGACATGACACCAGAAACGGAAAGGCAGATCCTGCGCAAGATCGGACAGATCCGGGAATTCCAAGGCTGCTGCATGGACCACAAGATGCGATATCTCGCCGACTCGATCGCTGTCGCTGCAGGAACAGTCGTGATGCGCGCACCCAGTGATATCCGTTCGCGTGAAATCGACGAGGCCGAAGCCATCGCCCATGAACTGGTCAAAATGGCGTTCAACCGTGTGCGGCTTTTAGCCCACCCGACAGACACCAATCGTGCGACTTGAGGGCTGACATGAAAACCGCTCAGAAATCCGAACCGTCACCCCGGTTCTACAACAGCCCCATCGATCCGGCCGACCCGCTGGCCGACTGCGATCATGTCATGGGCGGGTGCTGGGGCAACCATATCTCGTGGCTCGATGGCCAAGCGCCGGATCTGAGTGAAACCTGCCAACCCGGCGACATGGTGGACCTGCGAATCTACGGCCATCAGCCGTCGTGTTTCAGCCACCGGCCAAACCGCCACCTGGTCAGGGACGGAGACTGGATCGCGGTCGAGTACAGCCAGTACTGGCTGACGTTCGAAACCTATGATGTCGAGCGGGATCTAGACCCCAACGACATGTTCCTTGCCAAGGTCCGCTGCGTCCGGGCGTGTGATCGGGAAACCGGTCTGACGGTGTGGCATCGCGCCGAGCCCGAACGCATTGCCATCCTGACCGGTACCGGGCTCGAACGCGCACAGCGGCGGTCATCGTTGAATATCAGCGGCACCGGCTATGTGCTGCTGGTGCTGCTCGCCCTCGCTCTGTTTGCCTCGGTCTTCGCGCTCACGGCTCGCGCTTTCGACATTGCCGCGCATCAGCGCCAGATCGAGAGGGTGTGATGATGTCGCAGCGCATGAGCGTCAAAGCGATCCAGGCAGCCATCGCGCGGCTGGTTCAGCCCATCAGTTCAGCGCCACGCGATGGCTCCGTCATTTTCGTGTTCCTGCCGGAATGGCGGTTAAAGAGGCTGCACCACAAGGCGATGTGGGTTCGTACGCGCTGGGTGGAAGATCATCGCGATGATCGCTGCGAGCGGCGGCATGACCTGATGATGAAACACGGCGGATACTGGGCGAAGGTCAGGGCCACCAGCACGAAACCGCTGCACTGCCACCCGACGCACTGGCTGCCCGAACTACCGATCCTCGAACCCCACACCTACCAGGAGGCCATAGATGGCTGACAAGACCGGTATCCCCTGGACCGACAGCACCCACAATCCATGGTGGGGCTGCACCAAGGTCGGGCCCGCCTGTGATGATTGTTATGCCGAAGGCGTCGACAAGCGGGGCGGCGGCTCCCATTGGGGCCATGGCGCGCCGCGACGGCGGATGACCGAAGCCACCCGCAACACGCTGTATAAATGGCAGCGGCAGGCAGACAAGTTCTTTGCCGAGCACGGTCGCGATCGGCGGGTGTTCACCCTGTCCATGGGCGACCTGCTGGATAACGAGGTCGATCCGCAATGGCGCAACGATCACATGGGCATCATGGAGGTCTGCGATCGCCTGAAGTTGCAGATCTGCACCAAGCGGATCAGCAACCTGCCGAAGATGATGTTTCCAAGATGGGAATATATCTGGCCGCAGCACATCGGCGTTCTGATCACCGTGGTCACGCAAGCCGAGGCGGACCGCGACGTGCCGCGGCTGCTGGAATATAAGCGCCGGTTCCGTATCCCGTGGGTGGGCATCAGCTATGAGCCGGCGCAGGAGGCGATTGATTTCAGCCGTTGGCTTCATCCTGGCGGGCTCGACTGGATCATCTTCGGCGGCAAGAGCGGCCCGAAGTGGAACGATCGCCCGTTTGATGTCGAGTGGGGCCGCCAAACCCGCGTCCAGTGTGCGGCGGCCGGTGTTGCATTCTTCATGAAGCAGATGGCGGCCATCCGTCCAACCTACAACATGGTTCCGCCTGACATGCGACTGCGGCAATACCCAAAGGAACTCTCATGACAGCACCAAAACAGGCATTCAATACAAGTAGCCCGCCGGAGTTCGAAACGGTGACCGTTTCCCCGGCGCTCTATCGTGTGCAGGTTGAGCGGCGTTACAGGAAACACCCGCGTCTTGTGATGTTTGAGGGTGGCCGCTACGGCACCATGTGGCTGCGCCGGTTGGTCTACGCCATGGCCCGCAATCTCGGCATGCTCGGGCACGACCGAACATTCGCCGATGTGCCCGTTGTGACCAGGAGCTTCCTCAAGGGAGACTTCGACCGGCAATTCAATCAGGGCGTCCTCAACGCGATGCGGATAACCGGCCTGGATCCCGACAACCTCGAGATTGTCATCGGTGAGGATGCATTCAGCCGCGCCGGTGGCGTTGTGCAGAAGGATATCCGTTTCAGAGCCCGCACCGATGTGAGCGTCAAATGCGCTGACAGAGAGGCGACCATGACATGGAGAGGGATCGATGCCCGCATTGTTCCGTGCATGTCGGGGTGGGCGGTAATTCCCAAGGCAAGCCAAGCTGAGGAATCGACGGCCGAGATTCGAGAGACATGGAAAGAGCGATGGTGACCAGGCCCGGCCGCATCCCGTGCATCACCCCAGGGTGCAAACGCACCGCGCCAGCAGAGAAATACCCCGACAGCACTGAAATCATCTGCGGCAAGTGCTTCCGGGCTCTGCCGGCAGACCTGAAACAGCAGCACCGCCGTTGCTGGGGTGAAATCAACAAATGGCGCAGGCGCATCACCAGGACGGGTGATGAAGTCAAGATCAAGAGGATGACGGACCTGGTGAATATGTGGGGTTTCAGGCTCGACGCGAACTGGCGCAGCATCCGGCGACACCTTGAGAACCCGACGAAGCCAGCGGGCATTGAGAGCTTTCTCGAGGAGATGGGGATGGGCGAATGATGCAGTGGGGCACGGTGCCGGTTCCCTGGACGGTGGCCTGGACTGACGAGGACCGCGTGTTTCTGGATCATTGTCCACATGCGGGCCGTGTTGCGCTGTGCAATCCCTCAGCTCCGGGCAGCGGCAAGCCAAGGTTCGGGACACCGCACATGAACCGCCAGCGCCAGGCGATCGCCGAATGCCGGTGCGATCTGTGCGGCAAGCCGCTCAATGCCAGCACCAAGGTCAGCCTGTCGCAGGCCCGCTCGCGGTTTCACGCCGCAAGGCCGCTCGATGTGCTGCAGGTCGAGCCGCTGCTGCACCGCAGGTGCGCCGCCATCTGCTTTCAGCATTGCCCGAGCCTCAAGGCCCAGCACAAGGACGGAACGCTGCACATCAGGCAGGTCTACCGCTGGCAGTGTCAGTTCGCGATCTACAGCGAGCAGGGCGTGTTCGAGGCATGCGGCGAGCGACAAGTGGCGATCAGCCACGCCAAGGTGCAGCTGATCAAATGGCGCGATCGCGATCTGGATTGGCTGATTGCCAAGTGAACACGAGCAAGAGGGATTTCCATGGCCTTGATGATAGCAGACGATCAGATAACCGAGGCAATGCTCGAGGACATCATGCGTGCAGGCCCGGGCAGCATCATAATCATGCGGCCGGGGCATGTGCTGTTTTACCTGATGCCAGAGCCTGAAGAGATTTACCCATTCGGCGATCGCCTGATCTTCAACCACGAGCCATATGACGATGGCGGCGGCGCTGCCATTTGCCGGGCGCGGTTCGGATTTTAGACGCCCGCCACATATGGAAAGGAGAACGCCATGTCAGATGACAAACGCCCTGTTTGGGGCTTTAGCGAAATGTCGGAAGCCGACTTTCGCAAGGTGCATGAGTTTGGTGTTGTCAGAAGGGTGGAATCAAAATCCCGGATGACCAGCGAAGATGCGTCTGAGCAATGGCTTGAAGCATACCGCGCCGACGCCAAGTGCATTGTAATGCCCCGGAACTGGGCGTGTGCCTTTGAGTTCACCGGCAACTGGTACAACCCCGGCATGTTCAAGCTCACCTATCTCGGGGAAAGGATGGCCGCGGCCGCCGATGCGATCGACAAATGGGAGAGAAAGAACAAGGCCGACCGTGCCGCATACGAGCGCATGAAGGCGAAATTCGAAGCGCCCGGCGATGCAAAAATGTAGACAAATGTAGACAATCTCTCTCCCGCGCGCGCGGCTGCGTGTGCGCGTTCTCAATACGATGCGTCACCGGCATCTTGTAAATGATCGCAAAAAGCGGTAATTCCAGATCAGCACATGACGTTGCTACCTACCTTCAACCAACCAGGAGGGGTGGCACGTCATGTCCACAGGCCCAAATCAAGTACCGGTCGGCGATCCGAAAGCCGTCAAGAAGTGGTCCGGTCTTCTCTTTCTCCAGACCAGCAAGGAATCCTATTTCGGTGGCCGTTTCATCGGCGAGTCGGAAGGCTCCGTCATTCAGCGCCTTACCGAACTCGAAAAGGATCAGGGCGATACCATTTCCTTCGATCTGGCTATCCAGCTGCGTGGCAAACCCACCGCAGGCGATCAGCGCATCGAGGGCAAGGGCGAGCAGCTGAAGTTCTACACCGACACCGTGTTGATCGACCAGGTTCGTCACCCGGTGACCTCGGGCGGCAAGATGAGCCGCAAGCGCACCATCCACGACATCCGTTCGAGGATGAAGACGAAGCTGGGCGAGTATTTCGCGCGGCTGCATGACGAATATCTGTTCTGCTACCTCTCCGGAGCGCGCGGAATGAACGAGGATTTCGTACAGGACACGGACTGGACCGGTCACGCCGGCAACGCCTTCCAGGCACCAGACGATTCCCACCACCTTTATGCCGACACGGCCACATCGACGGCCACGATCACCAGCTCGATGAAGTTCGAGGCTTCGCTGATCGAGCGAGCGGTCGCTGCATCGAAGATGTTCCGCGCACTCGACCCCAAAAAGGCCAACATGCAGCCGATCAAGGTCGAGAACGGCAAGCACTATGTTGCGCTGATCAATCCGTGGCAGTGCTACGACCTGCGCAACGCCGACACGACAGGCTGGCTGGAAATCCAGAAGGCGGTGATGACAGCGGAAGGCCGCAAGAACCCGGTCTTTGCTGGCGGGCTCGGGATGATCAACAACTGCATCATCCACGAGCATGAAAGTGTCATCCGGTTCAACGACTGGGGATCCGGCAGCGATGTCGCCGGCGCCCGGGCGCTGTTCATGGGCGCCCAGGCGGGCGTGGTCGCCTATGGCTCTGCATCGGGCCTGCGCTTCGACTGGTCCGAGGAAACCCTCGATCACGGCAACGAGGTCGAAATCGCGGCTGGCTTCATCGGCGGGATGAAAAAGACCCGCTTTAACGGCGCAGACTTCGGCGTCATCTCCATCGACACGGCAGCAGCTGACCCCAACGCCTGATGGCGTTGGGTTTGGCTGATGCCCATCCATCGATCGTTTGGAAGATCGTAAAGGAACTGAACCATGCCTGATCTTATCCAGTCCAAATACGCCAAGGGGCTGATGATCCAGCCCTATCCGCGCGGTGCCGGCGAAGTCGTGACCGTGCGCGCCACCCTCGAGGCCACCACCGGCAATCTTGCGGCCAACAACATCTTTGAAATGATGGCGATGCCCGACAATTGCCGGGTGGTCGACATGATCCTGATCGCCGATGACCTCGATGATGACGGCACGCCTGCGATCACCTTCGACGTGGGCATCATGTCGGGCGATTTCGGGGACAACGACGACACCCGGACTTGCGGCGCTCAATTCTTCGACGGAGACGACAGCGCCCAGGCTGGCGGTGCTTCCCGCATGTCGCTGGTTACCGGCTTTGAGCTGGCACCATCCGCAACGACCCGGGGAATCGGTGTGAAGGTGGCGACAGCGCCGGATTCGGCTGTTGCCGGCACCATCACGCTGATTGCGCAGTTCGCGGTGGCCGACTGATACGACGCGCCTTTGGGAATGGGGGCGTCCGACAGGGGCGGCGGCTGCCGGTGGTGGCCGCCGCCCATTTCGTTAATAGGAGATCACCGCCATGATCATTGAATGCACAACCGGGATGACGCGACAGGTCATTCTTTCGATGCCTTACGTGTTCGAGCTCGACGACTTCGGCCGCGCCGTGTGCGAGGTCCACGATCAGGTTCACATCGACTGCATGCTCGCCAACCCGGTCTACCGTCAAGCATCCACCACCCCGGACGAAGCCGAATTGCAGGATCTCCAGGCCCGCCACGAGAAATACGCCGCCAGGTTCTTCCCTGAACTCGTCAACGACAACGAGGAGCCCGAGGCGCCAGAGCCCAAGCCTGACAGGATGCCGTTGCCCAACCGCAACCGACCCGGCCGCAAACCGAAGCGCGGGTAACCCACGATGCCCACGGCCAAAGCCATATTCCAGACAGTCGCCGTCATGCTCACGGATGCCGACTATACCCGCTGGTCCCTGCCGGAACTGACGATATGGCTCAATGACGGCATACGGGCGACCCTGCTCGCCAAGCCATCGGCTTGCACCATCCGTACCATTGTCGAACTGGACGCCGGAACGGTGCAGACCATCCCCGATGAACCCGCAACCGCCACAGACCCGACGCCGCTGATGCTGCTGGGCATAGACCGAAATGTGCGCGATGTCGGGCCACCGATCGAGTATGGCCGCAACGTCACCCCCGCGCGCAAGGAAGAACTCGATAACATCGACCCCAACTGGCATGACCCGCGCCGGGTGCGCTCCCGCAAGGAGGTGCGCCACTTCGTCTATGACGAACTAGAGCCCTCCCGCTACCAGGTCTATCCGCCAAATGACGGCACTGGCCTGGTCGAACTCATCCTCTCGGGCCTGCCGGTTCCGGTTGCTGCCACCGGCGATGTCGACACCATCGACAGCTACGAAGTCGATATCGGTCTGCCCGCGCTCTACGAGACGCCGCTGGTCGATTACCTGCTGTTTCGGTGCTGGGCCAAGGATGATGCCGAAGCCGATGCGGCGCGCTCGCAGACGGCATTCCAGGCTTTTGCCGCCGCGGTCGGGCTCAAGATCCAGAGCGAGGCACAATCCACCCCGAACAGGAGGCGCGTCACATGATCGACATCGACGAGTTCCTGCCAAGGTTTCGTGGGGAGGCGGGCAATGTGCCCCAGCCGGTCGCCTTCGCCCGTTTGCGCGATGCAGCGCGTGAATTCTGCCGATCGACCAAGGCATGGACAACCCGACTTACAGTGACCTTCACAGACCCGGACCGCATCGAGATCGCCAGCCTTGTCGAACAGGATGCCGAGTTCTTCGAACTCACCCGCAAGGCCAGGTTCAAGGGCACCACCGAAGCCGACGCCTATGACATCGAGCGCATCACGCCGTTTGATCTGGATCAACGCCATCCAGGATGGATCGAGGACGCCGATGTCGCTGAAACCGTGCAGTTCGTGACCTCGACGGATCACAATCTGTTGCGTGTCTATCCGAAGGCAGCGGGCACGCTCTATGCCACCGCCGTGCTGATCCCCGATCGCCAGGCTGAAACACTGCCTGAATTCCTGCTGTCCGACCACGAGGAAACCATCTGTCGCGGTGCCGCCGCCATGGCGCTGACCACCCCCCAGGCGGAATACGCCAACCCACAGCGGGGACTCGACCTTCGAAACCAGTTCCAGCAAGCGATCGACACCATGACGATGCGCGCGCAGCGCTCGGACGCCAAAGGGCGGCGCAATACCAGAGGGAGATACTTCTGATGCCTCTTTCCACCTATGCCGGCAACAAGATCCTCGATCTTCTCTTTCGCGGTGTCGCGTTCACGCCACCAACCGAGGTGTGGATGAGCCTGCACACTGCCGACCCCGGACTGACCGGTGCCAATGAAGTATCCACCGGCGCATGGCCTGCCTATGTCCGCATGGAGCCCGCCGATGGTGGCGCGATCGGCACCGGGTTCACGGCAGCTTCCAGCAAGGCCATATCCACTGTCATCGACCTTCTCTGGCCAGTGCATGATGGCGCAGGATCAATCACCCTCACGCATGTCGCGTTCTGGGATGCGGAAACGGGTGGCAATTGCTTGCACAGTGCCGAACTGGTTGCATCAAAGACCATCGCGCCCTCAGACCGGTTTGTCATTCCGGCCGGCGACGGCGATATCACGGCGGATTGATCTATGGCCTTTGCCTCAACACTCGGCGGCGCCCGACTTGGGCAATACAGACTGGCACAGACGGTCAGCGGGCTGTTCATCCCTGCAGTCGTCAGCACTGAACTCGCGGTTGTTTCAAGCATTGACGGTACCCGGTGGGCTGGCGGGGCAGCCGCCACAGCGTTCACGATGGATGCAACAGTTACAGCGGGTCTTATCAAGCGCCTTGCGCTATCCGGTACCATGACGTTTCAGGCGACCACCGCTGCCGAGCGTTGGGCCAATGGCAGTGTTGAGGCCGTGGCCTCGATCACCACCAGTATCAATGGAGCGCGCGCGGCGTCGGCGAGAATTGAAGCGTCGTTCTCGATCGATGGGACCATCACCGCGATGTTCCACAGCTTCGGCAACTCGACGGAGCGCCGGATCGTTCTCGCCCGCAGACCTCGGCAGATAGCGATCGCGCGCTCGGTGCGCGGAATTTGGCTGCCTGCGGCTGTTCGCAGGCAGACACTACCGCAGGAGGATCGAACGCAATGGGCAGCATGAGTCAGACCCCCAGCGAGGTGCTTGATTACCCGATCGATTATTCCCGTCTACTGGAAAGCGGCGACACGCTGACTGGCTCCACCACGGTCGCCGTTAGCGGGTCTGACACCGCATCGGCCACTGTCGATGTCTCAGATGATACCGCCCGCGTCTGGCTGCAGGGTGGCGCCGATGGCGATGCCGTCAAGGTCACGGTCACCGCCGTCACCGCTGGCGGCCGCACCATGCAGCACTGTTTCATAGTCAACATAAGGAATTGCTGAAATGTCGGTTCTGTTCACGAATGACGCATTGAGCACGATCAACGGCGCGATTTCCGATTCAGCGACAACAATTGTCTTGACCACGGATGCAAACCTGTTCCCGTCACCTACCGGCGACGAGTACGCTTACCTGACCTTGTTCGACTTCGACGGCAGCAAGGAAATCGTCAAGCTGACGGCACGATCAGGCACCAGCTGTACCGTTGCGCGCGGACAGGAAGGGACGACTGCTGTCGCATGGCCGGATGGAAGCCGGATTGAATTGCGGGCTACCGCAGCTGGGCTAAACAGCAAGCTCGACAAGTCAGGTGGCACACTCTCAGGTGACCTTATCCCCGACGGAGACGGCACTCGTGATCTTGGGTCCGCCGCCAACAGGTTCGCGGCGGTCCACGCGGACGTTCTCGACGCTCAAAACCTGGTCGGACAAGTGTCATTTTTTGCGATGAACACTGCACCTGATGGATGGCTGAAGGCCAACGGCGCGATGGTTTCTCGAACGACCTACGCTGCCCTTTTTGCGGCCATCGGGACCACCTTCGGGGTAGGGGACGGATCCACCACCTTCACCCTTCCGGACCTTCGCGGTGAGTTTATTCGTGGGTGGGATGACGCCCGGGGCGTCGATAGCAGTCGAGTGTTTGGCTCCAATCAGAATGCGACCAAACATATGTACCTGCAATCGAACGGCACGGTGCTGACGTACCCGGCAGCATATACGCCTACCGAAATGGATAGTTACAGTGGAACCGTCGCCAGGCAATATCCGACGACGGCAACGAATGACGGAACAGTTTATCAAAACTACACCGCGAGACCCCGCAACGTGGCCTTGCTGGCCTGCATCAAGTACTAGGAGGAGGCAATGGAAATCTACAGCTATCACCCTGCAACGGGCGAGTTCATCGGGGCGTCTCTTGCCGACAAAGACCCACTGGATGACGAAATCTGGTTGGTTCCGGCGCACGCCGTCACGACCGCACCTCCAAGCGCGCCGGGAAAAGCTGCAGTCTGGGCCGAAGGCGCTTGGACCCTTGTCGATGACCATCGCGGTGAAACCTGGTTCATGGGGCATGGGTGCCCCTTTGTGGTTACGACGCTGGAAATCCCGGTGGGGGCCACGCAGACAGAACCCGCAGCGCCGCCCAAGTACCAGAGCGCAGACGCAGCAAAGGCCGCTATGGTCCAGTGGGCCAACAACTTCACTGCAGCGGTCACAGGCCCGGTCCCGATTGACGAACGCCTGTCGTGGGACGCGAAAGAGGCTGCCGCTCGTGCCTATATTGCCGAGACAGCGGACACGGCGCAGACAGCCATGATCGAGACAGAAGCAGCGATCACCGAGGAAGGCCCGGCAAGCCTCGCGGCGATCATCATCGCGAAGGCGGACACCTTCCGCGCTGTGGTCGCACGGGTGGCCGGATTGCGCCGCAAGACCATCGCTGCAATCGACGCTGTAGTGGACCCAGCCGACTACGAAACCGTGCTTCTCTCGGCCAAGGCCGAGGCCGAAGCGCTGGCGGCGGAGCTCGGGCTGTCCGTTACTGGATAAAGGCGAACGACATGGGTGATATCCTTTTTTCAAACAATGCAGCCGGTGCATTGTCAGCTGACATCACAGACAGTGCGACTACGCTCGTCCTGGCTTCCGGGCCGGAATCGCTGTTTCCCAGCCCGACAGCCAGCCAGTACAGCTATATGACCCTGACCGATTCGTCGGGAAACCTTGAGGTCGTCAAGCTGACGGAACGATCAGGCACCAGCTGTACGGTGGTCAGGGGGCAGGATGGCACAAGCGCAAGAGCCTGGCTTGCCGGCGATTCCGTTTCGGTCCGCTTGACGGCTGCCGCATTGAACCAGATTGCTGCGCGCCTAATGAGCCGGGCGCTTTGAACCAGGCGAGGGGCCATGACCGCAATCAACATAGGCCAGTTTCGCGGAGAAATGCCGCGGTTGATGCTGCGCAATCTGCCCGAAAACGCCGCCGAAGTTGCCACTGATGTACGCTTGGATGATGGCGGGCTGACCGCCATAAGGAAACAGGTCATCGAGAACGCCAACTTCGGCGCATACGATACGATCGTCCCGTTCGATGGTGGGTGGATCGGTTTCTCTGGCACAGTACATGCGGCCCTTGGCCCGATCGCGACCGAGCGGTTGTACTATACCGGAGATGGCGCGCCGAAAATGCGGATTGGCTCGACGATCTATCCACTCGCGCTTGCAGCGCCATCGACTGCGCTGACGGCTACGAAAAGCGGGTCGCCTTCATCCAGCGATGTCGCTACCAGGCTCTATGTCTACACATGGGTAACTGACTATGGAGAGGAATCGGCGCCGTGCCCGGCCTCGAACGAAATCGAGTGGAGCCCGGGCGAAACCGTTTCGCTGTCCGGGTTTGCGGCAGCGCCATCCGGCCGCAACATAACAAAACAGCGCATCTATCGGTCGCAGACGGGACCATCCGGCACCTATTACTACCTGGTCGCGGAGCGGAGTGCGTCGAATTCCAACTTCTCGGATACAATAGGCGTCGACGGGTTTCAGGATCCGCTCCCGTCCATGGACTTCAACCCGCCATCCGACACGCTGGCCGGCCTGACCGCCATGGCTAACGGCATGATGGCAGCCTTCGACGGCAATACGCTATATTTCTGCGAACCCTACCAGCCCCATGCATGGCCCGAAAAGTACGCGCTCTACACCAATGCCCCCATCGTCGGGCTGGCCTTTATCAATTCCACCCTGATCGTGCTGACGGAAGACAGCCCCTATGCCGTCACAGGGTCAGCGCCCGAAACGATGCAGATGACGGAGATCGAGGCTGATGCGCCGTGTCTGAACGCCCGCTCGATCGTTGATTTCGGCAGTGCGGTGGCCTGGGTGAGTGCGCAAGGGCTGATGGTGATGGACGGTGGCGGCGTCAGGAATGCTACCGCCGGCGTGTTCAATCATGACACATGGCAGCAGTACGACCTCGCCAACTGCTTCGGCTGCCAGATGCACGGGCGTTATGCGTTCTTCTGGCGCAAGGAAATCAGCGGTGGGGCCTATGACCATGGAACCATGCTGATTGACCTCGCGCCAGGGGCAACGGACAAGGTGAACCTCAGCGTCATAGCCCGCGCGGCGCACTATCTGCCATCAGAAGCGCAGATGCGTGTCATCGAGAGGTCGACCAATGATCTTCTGCAGGTCGACCCTCTCAACGCTGCGCGCAAGTTTCTCTACTGGCGCTCCAAGGAGTTCGTCCTGCCAATGGCGCAGACCTTCGCTGCTATCCGCATTGATACCGATGAACTCGAGGACAGGGACGCATCATCTATCGTTGAAGCCGAGGTGGAGGTGCTGCAGGCCGCAAATGCCGCGCTGATTACGTCCACGGAGATGGGTGCGATCAACTCTTGCGAGATCAACTGCGACGAAATCAACGGTGACCCGCTCACCCCCCTCCCTCTGGCAATCCGCGGTCTGTCAGCCCGGTCGACAGTGATCGTCTACGCCGATCGCGAGATCCTTCACTCGTTCAACCCGGACGGCGGTATCAAACGACTTCCGCCCAAGCGCTCCCGCCGCTGGCAGATATCCATCTACACAGACAAACGCGTCGAGCGGATCGCGATGGCGACCAGTGTCAGCGAACTCAAGGCGCTGGCGTGATGAATATGAGCGAGCGCCACAAGGAGATGCTGGAATTGCTCGCCGGCGCGCGTGGGGCCAAACCCGCCACCAAGATGCACGCTGCTGTCCGCATCCAAGACCTGCAGAGCCTTCTGCTGTTGTCGGACAAGCTGCAAAGTGCGAAAGTGAGCGCGGCCCCCACCCAAGCAGAGTTCAATGCGCTCGTAGAGGATGTTCACCGCATCCATGCGCGCCTCACCGCTACCATTGAAACAATTGCCGCGAGACTGAGATGACCAATTCCACAATTGTCTATGATGATCCCGACGCGCTCGAATGGGCTTCCAAGCGCATCTTGGGGATAGAGTTCCGCGATGACGCCCATTCGATCGCCCGCAAGGTCGATGGCCGCTTTGTCGGCGTCGTGGTCTTTGATACCTGGACCGATACCGGCTGCCAGGTGCATGTCGCCTCCAACAATTCGCAGCGCTGGATCAGCCGCATTTTTGTCATGGAAGCGTTTGCCTATCCGTTCATGACCGCGCAGCGCAAACGGATATCGGCGCTGGTTTCGACCAACAATGCGCCTTCGCTGCGCTTCTGCCGGGCCTTCGGCTGGAAGCAGGAGGGCGTGTTGCGCGAAGCCGGCCCCGATGGCGAAGACATGATCCTGTTCGGGATGCTGCAGCGGGAATGCCGGTTCCTCAACGTGCAGAAATGGCCACGCTACATCGATCGCCGAAATCATCCAGCCAAAAGCATCAACCATGCAGCGGTCGGATCGCCAACCCCAATGCGCGCCACATCGGTGATTGACCTCGAGCCGGTAAGTGAAGTGGTGGAGGGTTCTGAGCGCTTCGATATGGAACTAGAGGTCAGCGACCAACGCGAAGACGATGACGATGACCTGACTGGCGAAAGCGTCGAAGAAACGGTATAAACCGATTGGCGCATGACGTTGCCATAGGCTCGAGACTTGGAGATACCTATGGGCAAGAGTGCGCCTGCAGCCCCAGCACCTGATCCAAACATCGGCGTTGCCGCGTTGAAGAACGCGCAGACCGGTGAGGAATGGCTGTCCTTCGCACGGGACGCATTTGCCATCTCGACGGATCGGCAGAAGGAAATCGACAGCATCGCAGCGGAGGTCGGCAACCTGCAGCTGGCAACCGGGCGCGAAGCGCTCGACATGTCCCGTCAGGACCGCCAGCGCTATGTCGAAAAGTTCCGGCCGATCGAAGACGAGTACATCGATGAAGCGCTCAAACTGGGTACGCCGGAGCGCCAGGCGGAAGCAGCAGCGACGGCCAAGGCCGATGTTCTCGCAGCTTCCCGTGAAAGGGATGCCACTCAGCAGCGTCAGGCCGCGGCGCTGGGTATCGATCCAAGGTCTGGCCGGTATGCCGGCATTGCCCGTGCCAATGATCAACAGACCGCACTTGCATCGGCCGGTGCGCAGAATACGGCGCGCACCGCCGAGGAAATGCGCGGCATTGCCGCCAAGGCTGATCTGGTCAATATGGGCCGCGGGCTTCCATCCCAGGCCGCTGCAGGTGCGGGGCAGGGCGCGGCACTGCTGTCGTCGGCAGCCAACACCCAGAACGCTGCCAATGCGCAGTTCCTTGCCTCCACCGGGATGATGGACCGTGGCTTTGCTGGCCAGATGCAGGGTTACTCCAACCAGGGCAACATTCTGCAGAACCAGTTCGAAACCCAGAGCGCAAACTGGCGCGCCCAAACGGCAGCAAATGCCCAGTCGGCGGCAGGCTTAGGCAGCGCACTTGGCGGGCTGTTCGGCCTGTTCCTTCCTTCCGACGAGGACGAGAAGACCGATCGCAAGAAGACGGCCGATGGCGAAGGCATCGAGGCCGTGCGCAAGATGCCGGTCGACAAATGGAAGTACAAGCCAGAGCACGGCGATCCGGACGAGCATATCGGGCCGATGGCGAAAGACTTCCAGAACGCAACAGGTCACGGCGACGGCAAGACCATCCCCGTGGTTGATGCGCTGGGCGTCACCATGAAGGCGGTCAAGGATGTAGACAAGCGGCTCGACCGCGTGACCGGCATGGTCGAGGACATCGCCAGGGCTGCCGGCGCCACCACGTCGAAGACGAAGAAAAAGGCGAGGGCGCAGGCATGAGCATCGGGGTAGGGCTGGGCGCGTTTGTCCAGGGGATGAATACAGGCATGCAGATGCGCGAGCGTCTTGACGCGCGAAACGAGCGCCGTGCCAACAAGAAGGCGCTGGGCATGATCGATGCTCAGACGCAGGAAGCGTTTCAGGAGGGTGTTCAGAGCGGGGAATTCAACCCCGACCAGTTCGACGACTTCTGGCAGCAGTATGCGCTTCCGAAATACACCGCCGAACTGATGCGCCAGGGCGACTACCAGAAGGCCCGCTATCTTGACGAATGGGGGGCCAGTTCCGCTGCCCGCAAGGGCGGCAAGCTGTTTGCATCCTCGCTGATGAAGGCGCAGACCGGGAACGCCGAAGGTGCCATCAACGACGCTATCAAGGCCGCCGAGGTCAAGGGCTATATCGAAAGAGGGGGTATCGAGCTCCAGGGTTACAAGCCGCTGAAGGATGCGGAGGGAAACACGATCGGGTATCGTTTCAATCTGGATACTCCGGAAGGCGAGCCGATCGAGCAGGACGTGCTGACCGAGGATCTGCCAAACATGCTTTCCCGGCTGATCAACCCGGTGGCCGCGTTCCAGTCGCAGATCGAGCAGCGGAGTGAAAAATCCAAGTCCGAAGCCGAGCGCAAGGCCGAACTTGAGGACTATGAAACCAAGAAGTCGATCGACCGGAAATACAAGGCTCCCGACGACAAGGACGCCAAGGCCTATACCGCCGCGCGCAAAAACCGGATGGAGAATGATTTCGAGTTCCAGGATCTCAGCCCGGAGGAACAGGACCAGGTGATCCGCGAAGATCTCAAGCGCGCCTCGGACTACCAGAGCGAACAGCGCGGCGGTATAGG